GTTAGGTATACAGGTTGCAAGGACGACTCCTAATATAAAAAGGGGGGCAGATTCCTCCACCCCCCTCTTTTTTGGTCTGTGTATTAATCCCAACCTAGAGGATGTTACGCCCTTGAACCACTGAAACTTCAGTAGCTGATTGAGCGTGACCCTGGAAGTCGCCTCTCCACCAAGAAGCCAAGATCCATCGATCACCCGGAGGCGTAGGATCTTGTACCGCTCTAACTCGGATAGGACGACGAACGCCCCAGATGAATCGCTTGTGATTCACAAGAGTCAAAGTCTTGAAAGCATCGCTTGGGGCTGTATTCACAGCATTGGCGTCCAAGTCTTCACGTTGAAATTCTGAAATGATGATTGGAATTCCGTCTAGGGCGGCTAGCGCACCTTGAAGGATTGTGGCCTGTGGGCCGAACTGATCAACCGTGGTCACTTCAGGGAGAGCCAACATCTGGAGGTAAGTGTTCGGGCTAGTCACCCAAACGAGGTCACTGACCGCGACTCCAAATTTTCCCATAGCTGCTCGCATTGACCGGGTCTTTGCAAGAGTGATGGCAGCGGCAGCGAAATCAATGAGTGATCCGTTGGCACTGTTGGCGATTGCCAATTTGCGTAGGCCGTCCCAGGCTGTCCGCGCATCTGAAGCAGAGGTAACATCGGCATCTTGGTGGGTAACGGCGGTATCGCCATTGAGGATAGCGGATTCTACAGCTCGCTCCTGAGCCTCAACCACTTCCGTTCTAGCCAAGGCTAGGATTTGAGGTGCTGAATCTTCATTCAGTTCCTCGGGTAGACACATATGCTCGACCAATTTCTCTGCTTCGAGAGTGATCTTGCTAGTGCCAAAGTTAGCTGCCGCGACATTGTCAGCTGGGTCACAGCTTTCAACTTGGCGACGAGCTACTGTCACGTTTCTTTGAACCGGCAAGTCAAATGGACTTGAAGGCATGGTCACTTGCTTGAATCGACCCGAAACTTTTCGCTCCAATTCAAACTCTTCGATGTACTGAGCCGAGACGAGGGTAGGAACCCATTCATCCCCGGCGCCTACAACCGTTGACCCGAAGGCCTTCAATCGTGGAGCCAAGACTTCGCGCCCGTATGCATTCCCGGTCAACATGCCTTTGACTTTGGAAATGCGATCGGTATCTTTTGCTTCTCCATGGACAACCTGCTGAATCAAACGTGAAATATCCACGTCCTCTTTCAGTTGGCGTACCAAACCCTTGTAGTGCATGGGAACATGCTGAAAACGGGGGTCAGCCGTATTCACATTGATGAGATCCTTCACATGGGTGCAACGAAAGGCAGACATGGCCTTTTGCTCGTCGCTGCCCATATGACGGACTTGGCTGTTGTTGTTGCGATTCTGCAAGAGAAGCTTCTCTCTCTCAGACTCGTAGTTCTTCTGGGCTGTTTCCGCTGCGCTGATTCGTTTTTCCAGCTTCGTGACTGATGTTTTCAATCTAACCTCCTCCGCGATGCGGAAATTTAATCAACCATGAGAGATGCTAAGTCTATACCTAGTACCCCATTTTTTTAAGCCTCAGATCTAAATTTTCCAAGTATTTTCGCTCTGAGTCAACATTATCTTCATCTTCGGCCTTTTCATCGCTTGACTTTAGCCCAGCTTCAGTGGTCTCAGATGTATCTAGTCTAGCACTTAATTTCTGAATTTCAGCAATCAAAGATCCCAAAAGGACGTTTGTCTGATTCGTGGCGGCCATCAATGGGGTAGGTTGCTCGTCTGTTCCGACTTCCAGTGCCACCGTGTCAGTGCTCTGATTATCTTCGTCTACCGACTGCTTAGGCTGGTAACCATCTGCAACTGCAAAGAATTTTTCGTAGTCCTTGCGTGATGGAGACATGGAACATTTGCCCTGATCCTGACACATCGCGATAGCAACGGCTACTGCTTCCTCTTGCCCCTTGCCTTCATCCATTAGGGTAGGAACCTTGGTCATGACGCACTCTTGGAAATCCTTGATGGACATCTCGACTACCTCGCCTTCGCCCTCTTCGACTTCAGCTTCAGGAACTGTGACGCTTGGGTGGCCGTGGTCATTTTCGCCGGCCATCACTTCGCCGCCCTCAATCATGTGAATGTGATCTTCGGTTCCCTCAGAAGTCCCTGTGGTCCTGCCGTTGCCGGATTCGTCCACTGAAGCGGAGTGCATGTGATTTGCCTCGCCTGCTTCAATTTCAACATCCATCATGGCTTTTTCTTCTTCTGGTTCGTCCTCAGCTTCTTCGAGTTCAATCTCTTCGTCGTCGCCGCCCTCGGCTTTTTCTTCTTCTTCAGGTGCTTCATCGGTAGATTCTTCAACAACTTCGGCAACTTCTTCAGTTGTTTCAGCCGCTTCTGCCTCTACTTCTTCAGCGGGGGCCTCAACTAGAGCTACAGCGGGGGCTTCTTCTTCGTCGTCGCCCTCAGCTTTGTTTTCTTCGGCTTCTTCGCAGGGGTTCCCCATTTCGTGCCACTTGGCATGTAGGGCCGCCATGATAGCTTTCGCATCGCCACCCTCAGCAATTTCGCGTAAAGCCTCCTCAAGAAGATCAGTTGGGGTGGGGGCTTCACCTTCTTGCTTGACCGCTGCGGCAGCTTCTTTTTTCAGCATTGCTATCTCCTTGCTATTTAAAGATTTAATCGACTTAGAAACTATTTGAAAGGTTGAATCCTGGTTCATAGGGACGCCAACGATTGACACCTCGAATAACTCAGCCTTAGAAATGTTGTTCACTCCATCAGCATCCTTTTGTTCATGATGGGTGTCAAACCCTACCGAAAACGCCCGGAGATTTCCCTCTTCAACCAAGGTGCGGACATTGGCCACATCAGGATGAGGGGAGTTGCTGATTTTCACTTTGACCCGTAACCCTTGCTCCGTGGGCATTACAGACAAAGCCTTGCCGACAATCATGTCAGCATTGTGATTGAATAGAATCACTGGGTTCTTTTTAAAATTCGTGAGGTCCCAGGCCTGAGGCTCAATGAAATCTTTGCCCCTGTCTACTACGGCCTTGTTGGCGAACCCCTCGATAATGAGATCCTTGCCAACCGCCTTGACCTTGCTGAAATGTCCAACGATTTTATTTTGGCCGTGAATGACCTTTTTCTTCTTTAGTTTCATGTGACCCTCCTTAGATCTCATCAAATTCAACCCCAGGGGGGATCATTACTAACGTACATCGGCAATTGATTGTTTCCTCTGGGCCGCCTGCCGGGTCCCTTGGAAAGTTCAACCCATTTGGAAAAGCGTCATCAGCGGGAATGGCCCCTGCCTCTTGAGCTTGAGTGTGGCTGTCTCTTACATCACCATCATCGGCACTTATCCAAGCCTTTCTTAGCTCGGGGCCTAAGACCTCCTTGGCGTTATCCATTGCGGCAGCTTGCCCCAGGGACACCGCTGTCAATGTTTCGGTCCTAGCGATTGTTCTCGCTTTGGCCAGGGACTTCTCAGGATCTCTAAAGGTATCAGCTACTCTGCGGGCTATTTGGTCGATTGTCTCGTTGTTTTCAACGCCCTTGCTGATGTCACTCATGATTGATTCTGATTGGGTCTTACTGATTTGAGCAAAAGTGTCTATGCCGCGCTCGCTTAGTTGAAGGCTTCGCCCCTTGGCGTCTCGCTCCTGTAGGGCAGCAATCTCGTTACGATCCTTACCATTCACTACAACGTCCAACTGTGACCGGTAGCCAACATCGATGGTGGAGCTCAATATCTGTGAGTGCTTATTGACGAACTGTTCCTCTAGGTCATCAAAGGCGCGTTGGATCCGGCGCTGCAAAGTTCTTTTGGCCGGTGCATCCACAGCCTTGAATGACTTCTCTTTCAGGCTAGTGGTGATCACCATGATTGCCTGCTCTGCAAAGGCAGCAAAGGTTTCAAGGACTAGGTCCTGCATTTGAAGGCCGGTGCCTACCTCCTCCTGCTTCAACTGCTTACGAACAGTGTCAAGGTAGCCATCAAACTTCGCCATATAACGCATGACTTTGTCGCCCGCGCCAATGCCTACGTCCGGGAGTTCTTCATCTTCCGTTTGAATTTCCAAAGGCTCAGTTTCAACTTGAGGCTCAGCCAACGTAGTCGGAGCCGTTGCCGAAAACGCCATAGGAGGAGGAGCTGACTTCGCAATAAGATTAAAAGGTAGATCCGCGTCAGCCTGTGACGACGGGGCTTTTGCAAATAGGTCTCTTCTGACTTCATTGACGCTCCATCCTGACTCCAATAACTTCTTAGCGAGTTCAGCCTGTTGAGCCTTGTCCTCTTGAAGTGCTTGAACGTCTGTTAAATCAAATTCAAGAAATCGACCTTCCCCTAGTTGGAGTTTGAAAAATCCAGTGAGGCTACCCTCAATCATCCGCATCGCGGGCTTTAGAGTTGCCTCCCAAAAGTTTTTGAGTGATGTCTTATATTCCTCGGACCCCAGGGAGCCAGCTGATTGCAGGGACAGCTCATGCTTTGGAACCTTGAGCAAGGCGCA